AAAGCCGTAAAGCTGCCATCTGTGTCAAAGCGGATCATCTCAAAGCTAGGGTGCCCACGCTTGATGGTCATGATTACTGCTCCGGCCTGCCAATTGGCATAATAATTGCGTTTTGCCAGATAGGACATCTTAGATATGTTGCATGTATGTCCTACCTCAATACCTACTAAAACCCTCTGTAATCGGCCTCCAAAGGCCTCTGAGTGGCATGTGTAGCCCATTCTGTGCGAGTGCCCCGAAATTACAGACCTGCCCCAGGTTTTTGCAATATTCAACGCACTTGAACCGCCAATCTTAGACAAGTTACCCTCATCACCATGACAGAGCACAAAGTCACTACCTGGGATCTCATAAGGCTTTTTTGCGTAATAGATGCCTAGGTCATCAAAGCCCATAAATTTTTCATACTGCAGCTCTGGTAAGGCCATCAATCCAGGAACCTGACTGACCGCCTGGAATAATCTATCTGCATGATTTGATCTTGAAATTACATCTGTTTTTAAGTTATAAAGAATCTCTTTACACAGATCCCTATCAGCATTTAAAGTTTGTTGGAAGGACTCAGCTTTACCTTGACTGTATTTTGAGATGGTGTTTAGGTCTAACTCATCACCAACATTTAAAACTAAATCGAATTTAAAAGCTTTGACTAACTTTTTTAAATTGGAGATGGCAGCATCAAATTGAAATGGCACCTGGAGATCTGAACAGATCAGATAGCGTGCATTAAATGACCGGTCTCGCTTAATCGTCATCCTCATCAAAATCATCAAGTGGATTTTTTATAGGATCTTTGGGATCTACTATCCAATCCGGATAACTTGATCTGTCCATTGCGAAAGCTAGAGCTATACCTTCATCCATGTTAGCTTTACGGCACGCCATGTACACCTCATTGGCTGCAATTGCCCAAAAATCTAGCTTGGTCAATACAGGTTCTTTTGTAGTCCTACGCCTTTTTTTTACAGGCTTTTTGCGTTTGCGTGTGGTTGCCATGGCATAAGTCTAAATCACAGGATGCCCGATATTGCTCGGTGCACGCCCTCTTCCAAACTTATTTTTGGTGTGTAGTAATCACTCATGACTGTTGGATTGCCGACCCTGTAGGCCACGCCTGCCGGCTTGTCTGACAAAATATTAAACTTAGGCATCTTGTCTATACCCAAAGTCTTCAAAGCCATTTGAGCTAGATCAAGAAAGGTTGTAGCTCTGCCTGTACAAAGATTGACTGTTTGATTGCAATTGTTTTGCACCATTGTGATTACAGCATCTACAACATCATCAATGTGTATAAAGTCCCTCGTAGTAGTTGCACGCCCCCAGATGTCAAAAGGATTTTTATTCATTATTGCTCTTTGTATTATTGATGGAAATGGGTAGGTCATGTCTTGGTCAGTGCCGTATCCGCTAAATGGTCTCAACACTAAGACCTGAGTCCCGGCTTCTCGCAAATAACTCATCAATGTCTCACCTGTTAATTTAGCCCAACCATAACTCATGTCTGGTGCACCAATTTTTTTAAAGTTCAAATCTTTTTCTTTTAACTTATGTTTTTTAGATAAGGTTTGCAGCTCTATCGGGTAGGCAGCCGAAGAGCTAAAATAAACCACATAGGGCTGCTCAGTAACCATGCACCAATTGGCAAACTCAGCATCAATGGCAAGATCTACAGCTAAACTTAAAGGTGCGTTTTCTATCTGTTGCCTGCCCCCAACAATAGCTGCAAGATGTATTACTAAGTCATATTGTTTTTTTTCTAGCCTAAAAAAATCTCTACAGTCTGTACCATTCTTGAGATCTACAAGGGTCAATTGTGCATAGGGTAGTGCTCTTCTAAAAGCTCTGCCAACAAACCCATGTGAGCCTGTTATCAATACTCTCATTTAAGTTTATTAACAAGATCTGCATACTCTTGAGATCTTAAATATTTTTGTAGAGTTAGCAGATCCTCTTCATACCATTTAGGTTGATTTACCCTGGCATAACCCTCATCCATCTCAGCTTTACCGGCTGCAGGATGTAGATGTTCAATGATTACATCTGGTAGATAAATAATACAATCCAAGTCAATCCCTAATTGCTTTACAAAATTATCAAAATATAGATGCTTGCATCCAGGGAAAGTCATGCCTCTGAGCTCTTCAACAATATCCCTGGTCATTGCATAAGCCGTAGGCAGGTTTTGACCCTGTAGGAGATCATCACCATAGGCAATGCCTGTCTTGCCCATCAAAGTTTTTTGTAAAGCTTTGTCCCAATCAGCCGATCTAGGCAAGTGATCATCACCCATAAAGATATACAGATCATAAAAAGGGTAGTTAGCAAAATCAAGTAAAAGCTCTGCAGCACTGTTAAGAGCGTGCGCACACCCGCCTGTTTTATTCTCTGCAGGTAGGCAAGTATAAGAGTCATTCTTGGCGTACTCATTCCATTTAGGATCATCATTATCTATAACAGCATAAAGATCTGCACTTGCATTTGTGCCAACGAAAGATGCAGCTAATCTAGCCATGTTTTTAGGTCTGCCCCTAGTTGGCACTATAACGCAGCTCTTCATAGGAGAAGGGTATGCAGGTTATTTTTTAGTTATTAGGATTTCATATAGCGTGTCTAACTTATTTTCAATTCTACAAATGCGACCTTCAAGATTATGTTGGCCGTTATTATCAGGCTTAAGCTCAGATAAGTAATGCTTTACAAGCCATCTTATAGCTGCAATAAATGAGCCTAAGATTGTTAAAAGTGCTACCGCTAAAGCGGCCATTTCATTGGGACTCATTCGCTATTGCGACCAAAAGCCTTGTCTTGACCATCAAAATATCTCATCAAAGGTGCTACAAGTGCACCTGCCAATATAGATAACTCTGGGCGCACATCTGCTATCAAAGCCAAACCTGTGGTGACAGTGGCAACCGCTACGCTGCGTGCATAAGATTTTACAATTGCTTTTTGTTTTGCGCTAAGTTTCATCATAGTCCTAACTGTTTGATTTTATCTATAACTTGTTCCTGGGTCAAAGCAATTTCAAAGTGCATTTCATCCTTACGCCTTTTGTAATTTCCACCCCAAGACAAACCATATTTGACTATAAGCAATTGTATAGTATTTGTTTGTTGTTTTGTAAATGTATTTGACTTGCCTAAAGGGTGTTTTAAAGCATTTAAATCCACCGCTGTACCAGAGCTGTGATTACTTAAAACTTTGTCAGAGCCTCTTGTCATTCTAAAGGCAAAACCCCAGTCATCTAATTGACCTTGATCTATAGGCTCTACCCAGCCATGAAAGTCTTGGCAAAAGGCAACAAGTATTGGTGCTACATCTTTTGCACATGCAATCTTTAATTTGGTGCCAGGTATAGCAAAAGACTTTATGCCAATCGCTTTTCTGTCTTCACTGGCCGGCCAGCCGTTTGGGCTTGTCAGCTCTCTAATAATTGCCATCATAAGTTATTACACAATCCCTCAAGATTGTGCTTAGGTTAGAAGTAGCCTTGCCTCATCCTCGCTGATCCCAAGTCGTTCTAGCAGGGCTGCCTTTGCGGTTGCCTTTGCTTCGGCTTCGGTTTTTTGTGCAGCCAGCCTTTCATTATCTGACTCATATTGCGTAAATTCAGCATTAGTCATTTCTCTATCAATAACTTTATCTGTTTCGGTGTTGTGAATTCTTACCATTGGTTTTGTCATTTTATGATACTCCGTATAGTAGGGCTGAGCCTGATAAAGTAAAAGTGTCAAAAGAGCAAACTGCAATACTGCTGATAACTGCGGTATCTTGAACTGCAGAGGTTGAATTAATTATATTGCCCCAAGTGTTGCTACTACCTTTACCTGCAATTACACCCCACATTAATTTATTTTTTGTTGAGTTTGCGTCAAAAAATGTTATTGATCCATTAATAATGTTTGTCCCATAACCATCTACGGCAGGGGCGTTCAATGGCATAAAAGAGTTTGCGCTTGAATAATTAAAAGCAGTACCAGTTGTTGAACCGCTTAATCTGTTTATGTAATCAGAACCGCCCGAAATACTGTTAATTCTAATTCCTAAATTTGTATTATTGCTTTGAGCAGCATCTCTAAATACTAAAAGCAATTCTTTGTATGAATTAGCAGATACAGAAATTGTTGTGGTTGTGCCAGATAAACTTGTGGTTGAAATTAAAGTCATACCACCACTAGCAGCAGCCCATTTTAACCCTGTGGCCTCCGCACTATCCGCTACAAGTGTGAAGGTATCTGTGCCTACTGCTAAGCGTGCATCGCTTGTACTAAAAGTGTATAGATCACCTTTAGTAGTTAGGGGAGATGCGGCTCCTACTTGTATAAAGTCATAAAAGATTGACACGCCGGTAGATACAAAGTACAAAACACCTGCATCATTTGTTGGCAAAATTAAACTGCCGGCGGTTGACACTGTGGCTGTACCCGCTGTAATAGTTAAATTACCGCTGCCTAGATTTTGAATAAATACTGTGTCACCGGCTGCGAATAAACCTGTATTGACTGTCACTGTTGTAGCACTTGTAGATGTCATTGATATAGCTGTACCGGCATCTGCAGCCACCAGAGTGTATGATGCGGTTTTAGCTTGTGCAGCTCCCCCCAACATTGCCGTTTGTTGTAGAGATGTTACTTGTGCGGCGGTTAATACCTGACCGACTGTAAAGGTTTGTTTTGCCATGTATCTCCTAGTAGCTCAAACTGTCTTCATCTATTCTTCCATCCACCGCCGAGTCTAACAAAAAACCTACGGAAAAGGGTTGAGCACATGAAAATGTTACAAGAAAAGAATTAGGTGTGATTTGAT